CATTACCTACCCTTTAGCCTGTTTAATGCCTCTTGCTTCGTTATACCCTTTCCCTTTTTGCCCTCTCCGTCCCAGGGGAACTTAAATAGTTCGCTTGGTTTCTTTACCTTACTTCCCATTGCCGCTACTGAATAAAAACACTGCATCCTTGCCTGCTCCCACGATTCCCTGCTAACAATAGTGTAATTTTCATTCTTTGCCTTCATCACTGCTACAACCTCATCCTGGCTCATCTCGTCCAGATAGTATTTTGGGTCTATCCCAATAAGCCCGACACATATCCCGTATATGTCAGACAAGGTGTAGCTTACTGCTTTTTTTCAGCCTTCTCCTCCGGCATACCAAACATTTCCACTATCGCTGCAGTGAAGTTGTTGAGCACATCAAGGTAATAATCATCAATAGCGTCAAGGAACTGCTCGTAGGTGTGTTTAAACTCATGCCCCGCACTCTTAGCCCCGGCCTTTGCAGTGCAATAAAAGAGCTTGGTGAGCCTCTCTGATCCTTGGAGATTAATCATAGTCTCTCCAGTGAGCGCTTCGTACTCAATCATTGCCCTGTTGGTCAGCTTGACAGGAAAAGTCTTTTCCCCTACTTTGATATTTTTAATCTCCGCTAACTTCATGGGGCAGGTTCAGTTATAGTACAGGTTGCGGTAGTAGTTGCGGCAGCGGCATCAGTCACCGTCACTGTATAGGTGTCAGGCGGCAGTGCTTCCATTCCCTGGGTGAGCGTTGCCGGGGTAGTATCCCATGAGAACGTATAAGGAGCAGTACCACCGGAAGGTATAACCAACACGGCACCGTCATCGGCTGCGTTAGCCGTACAGTTCTGCTGAACAATAAACGCCCTCAGTGCGCCCTCGCCCGAGAAGGTAAATGTTGCATCAGAGTTCTCAAACGATACCGAATAACTTGCATTCTCCTGATCGCCTGCGTTAAGGTCAAGACCGGTGATGATAAAGTTACCCTGTGCGTAGAATGTGGTTGTGTCAAGTGCGCCACCGACATACTCACCGTCAACAAGGACTGCACCGCTGCGCTCACCGAATCCAACTGCCACTGCTGTCCGGGCAAGGTATGCCGTCATCAGTGTAGAGAGGTCGTTATATACCACCAGTGCATCAGCCGTAGCAGACACATCCATCCTGCCCACAGCTTTAGTGTTAAACTTGCCCGTGTCCTTGTTAGAGGTGTCACGGACGTTCATCTTCATGCTCAAGGTGTGAGAGGTGGCATGAGCCACAACACTGCCGCCGATGAAAACATAAAGGTCACTACCATTAATTACTTCTGCCATCTTTAATAATTTATTACGTTAACATTAAAACTCATTTCGTTTGTAAACACATTGACATCCTGCAAGAAGGTTTCACTCATGCCTGTCATGTGGATATGCTGTATTGTTATTGCCCCTACTGTTCCCACCTCCATCTCTATTGCCCTGCGTACCGCCATTGATATATCTTGTAGGTCTGAATAGCTGGGGGAAATAGAAACAACCGTGAAATCTATGCCATCCAACGCCCACCCGTCTTTAGTGTATTCGGGCAAGACTTCGCTAATACCATAAACAATAGCCGGGAGGTCCGTATTCTCATTAAGGACATACGGGAATATCTTTGTTGCTGGCACCAACGCTGTCAGTGTCGCATCTGTAGAAAGTAAATTATAAATTACCTTGCCTATCATTTCTTGGTATATTTTCTTATCTGCCGTGCAATGATTGTGTTAAGCTCCCGATTCATAATAGGGATAAAGTTGTCCTCATTATACTCGTAACCTTTACGGATAAACCACTCCCCGGACTTGCGGCCCACAGTGGCCTCGCTTGCCCTATTTTTGGCTTTAGCGTAGCCCTTCACAAACTTGCTTCTCCTTGGGGTCCATCCCCTATCTACAAAGCGGCCCCTCCATCCGACAAATACGCCCCCGGACTTAATACCAAAGAGCAGCGCCATGTCATTTTTGGGGTGCTTGATAACATCAATAGAATAAAATAACCTTCCGGTCCTGAAGGGAGCATAGTCACGGGCGGTAGCGACCATAGGCATAGCAGCCTTTTTCATGGCAGACACATATAACCGGCTCCTCTCCTTGTCTCCCAGGGAGGTTAAGAACTGGTTTATGTTCTTCATCATGGTCTGGTCAAATACTACCTTCATGCTATCGTAGTTGCATCATCTATTGCCGCAAATGCGCTGTAATCAGAATACACAAAGTGCTTAATCCGGTAGAAGTATCTTGTCTCCGGCGTCAGATCGGTGTCCTCGTAAGCTGTAACCGGCGGTGCTGCTGCCGCTATCCTCACCACCTCAGTCCAATCGTTGCCGTTTGTAGAGCGCTCTATCACCACCCCGTCATCATCGGCGTTATTGGTCCACGCCAGGTTGATAATATCGTTATCCACTAAGTCGGCTGTAGCTGTAAGTGTTGTTGGCGGGTCTATGGGTGTTACTGCAATACCATCGGAAAGTTTCTCAAGGGTCATCCTCAGACTCTCATTACGGCCTATCACCTCAAGATAGTTGATCTGATACAGGGCGCTCTCTCCATCCAGTTGCACCCGCATGGTTTCAACTATGGTGCTACGGTAACGGACCGTTAATTCCATGCTGCGCCCGTAGGTCTTCTCCTCGTTAACAATACCCCTGTCACCCCCGGTCCAGCGTACCTCACCTCTTGTGGAGATGGTAGCTATAGGCCAGCTGTCAGACGATTCACCAAAGTCTCCCCGGCTTACCACCTTCGCGTAAAACTTAACCCTATGCCACAGCGCCCCGGATCTCATGCCACCGTGAAGTTTTTATAAGCGTGAATAAGGAACTTAAAGCCAAGCGGTATCTCCGTCACCCCTACCCCAACCATCACCGGCTCCCTCAAAGCGTAGAAGTGAGCAACCATCAGGAGCATGGCATGACGCAAGGCAAGCGGCAGTGTTCCCCCTACGAGCGGCAGCCCCGTTACAACATAATAGGGAAGGTTGCTATCCGTATTAGTAAACGCCGAAGTAACAGTAAGAGCCTCATCGTCTGTTATAGTAGCAATAGTCCGCACCGTTTCCCCGTCTACATGGATAATGTCACCAACGGAGAAGTCTGAAAAGTTAGTCTCAACCCCCGTCAGTGCCGTGGTGGCAACCGTTGATACCGCACCCTCGCCAATGAAGGTGCCGGATATCTCGGTCTTTACCAGCTCCTCAACCATGTCAGCCAGGGCCTGTATATAAGTATCATCATCCGTATAGTCAACACGGAGATGTGTCTTACATTCTGCAAGGGTGAGATACGTTGACATTATGCTACGTTGTTAGTAATAGCTATCGTATTGGCGGTCTTGCCCGTCCAGAAGGTCAGCGTATAAGCCTCGCCATTAACAAAGGCATGGGCCACCGATGTCGTTAATGTTATCGTTCCCGCTCCTTCATCATAAACACAAGTCGCAATGTCTTTAGGGGTGTGCGGTGCAGCCGTGAGTAATACAGAAAAGTTACGTGGCTTCATATCTCTCATCGGCCTGCCGGGGCTTGAGCTAAATGTCAGTACCACAGCTCTCGGAGCAGCATTTGCAACAACACAGGTATCCATCAGTGCTACTATCGGAGACCAATCAAATAAAAACTTTTTCTTTGCCATTTCTTTATTTTAATGAAGGGAGAGGGTATGTTTCAACCCTCACCCATTCAGATTATTTATGCAGTAATTGAAAGTGCAGCAAAGCTGATAGCATACTGGTCAAGAGTAGCGTTTGCACCCGTAGAACCACGCAGTCCTTTAGCATCAAAATAGCTATTGATAACTATGCGCACCTGGTTGGTGCTGGCAAGTGAGTAGGGGTCAACAGTGATGTCATAACCACCCCACTGGCCAATCATAAGGTCAGCCCAGTTACCAAAGACAACCATATTACCAGCACCACCGGCACCATAGGTCGAAACAATACTGTTAGTGACAAGGCAAGGATAGCCGTTAATCATGTTATCCTCGCTCATCAGGTAATCGCCGGTATCATTGGCAGTACCCTTATCAACAGTCTTGAGCAGACCTCTTCCAACTGCGTTGGTGATATAAGCAAGATTCCCCTGCAGTGCGTTAGAAGCGTCTATAGAACTCTCAAGTCCTACCATAGCACCCCATGTGACAGTACCGGCAGCTACAGAAAGCTCGGCAACACCACCACCGTTAGCTACGTTGAGCTTATAGCCAATACCTGAAGGCTGTGTATTAGCAACCAGAGTAGCGGGACCAAGAATGGTCTTCTCTAACTGGCGGGCAACGGCAGTAGCGATATTGTCAAGCAGGAGCCTCTCAGCGCCCACGCCGTCCTGTGCAAGGAACAGTTTTGATACATCAATGTAAGCGGTAAGCCTTAACGGTGAGAAGTTCACCTCAGAATGAGCGCCCGCACCGTCAGCAGCAGGACCAACTTCAGTAGCCCATGCAACGGCTGTTCCGGAATAAGAGGGAATAGATACGTTACCTACCAATCCCGGCATAAAGGTTGCGCCAGCCTGTGAAAACACCAGCTTGTCAACAAGCGGAGGAAGGATACTCTTTTTATCCTCTGAAACTATCTCCTGTCCTGCGGCGGCAGTACCTGCAAGGATGTCAGCACGTTCATAGTACGAAGGGATAACTATATCCCCCGCACTGTTAACGCCACTTTTGCGGAACTCCTGTCTACCAATGGTAAATACATCCTTGGCAACATCCGAGAAACCCTGCCCCTCAACCCTGCTGCGGATAGTTTTCATCAGTGAAAATTTCTCCCTTGGTTTGGCATAGTGAACATTGCCGAAACTACGTACTTCTGAGCCTTCATCAGCCCTGAGTTTTTCTGTTTCCATCTCCAGATCAAGCTCTTTGAGCCTGCGGAGGTTAGCGTGAAGCGTACCCATCTCGGTATCTGTCAGCGCCCTACCTTCTGCTTTAGCCTTCTCGGTTATATCCGTCTTGGCATCAAACAGTTTTGTTTTTTCATCTTGAATTTCTAAAATAGTCATCTTGTTAAATTGTTAATTTCATACTCATCAATATATAATCTGTATGCCTGTTCAAGATCTGTAGCTGCACTGCGCTGAAAGCTGATAATAGGCTCATCCGGCACCTCAACAGTGACAGGTGGCTTTACCTCTTCCTTAATAGGTTCGCTCATCTCCTTAATAGCATCTAAACTCCTTTTTGCCACGGTTGTATCCGTGTATGCCGGGCTGTAAACCATTGACATATCAAAAATTTTATCAAAGGCTTTTATAGTCCTGTTCCATGTTCCGTCTTCATTTTTTTCCCACTGCTCTCCGCCGGGCGCAACAGTAAAGGCAAATGAAGATGCCCGTATGTCGCCACGCTCAACCCCCTCAAGCACTTCGTCACCAAGACTATATTTAGGTGCATTAAAATTATATCTAACACCCGTCTCAGTAATCCTTAATCCCATACTTCCCTTGCCCTTAGTATATCTGGCAAGAATCCCCCTACTAATATCATGATTAAGAAGTGCTAAAACATCAGAGCGATCCAACACCCCCTCCATCGCTTCGGGTAAAATTATCTCTCGAAATCCCCCAAGATCAAGGCTCCATTTTTGAAAAACTATTCCATAGCCCTCAATAGCCCTATCGCCTATTGCCCGAACTTCGGCATCTTCATATGCAATTCCCCTTACTTCTAATTTATCCATTATGCTGCCTTTCTTTGTCTTCTAATTACCCATGCCTCTTTCATTTTTCGCTTTGCCTCTTCTGAGTTAGGCTTGCCCTTATTCCATGTCTTATGTCCCTTGGTAAAAGAACCGCCAGTTACCTTACCGGTTTTAACGCCTTTTCGCATCTTACTCATCCTCTCCCTCTCGCCGGGTTTCTCCCATCGCTTCAATTGAGCTTCTTTAAGTTTTTTCTTAGTAGTATCCTTTACAACTCTTCCCTTTGGAGAAGGAGGTATAACGCCATTGCGCTTATTATATTCGCTTATCTTCCGCTTTGCCTCTTCGGTATGCTTATATCCCAGCGGACTGTTGGCTGAGAGAAAATTATTAAAGTATGTTTTAATACTATCCAAATAAAATTGCTCCATAGACATCAGGTTATCTTTGTCGCAAAATGCTATGATTGAAAACTGTAAATCAGATACTCCATATTTATTATAATGCCGCTGTAATTTCTGTGAATGATGCCTCTCGTTTTTTAATTGCCAAATATGTTCTTTCCACCTCTTGTCAATGTTCAAGGCACTGCCTATGTAAACTCTTTCGGGCTTACTGATAGACTGGATTTTATATATGCCGCTACACTTGCTCATCTTCTTTCAACTTAGTATTCTTGTCTTTTGTCTTTGTCTGTAATTGATCCACAGGCGCCATGCTTATCTGTATCATAGGCTTGTCGGCGTTCTCATGCTTGAACTTGGGATTGCCGCACTCCTTACGCACCTCGTTAACTGTATAGCCCCCCACCTGGAACATCTTGCTTGCGTAGTTAGCTCTTGCATCAAGGTTAGCCCTTAAAAGTTCATCAATATTAAGGTTTAGTCTTGTCCTTGACCTCAAAGAAGGTCGGAACAGCTTGCGGTTAAACTCCGCTTCTATCTTCGCATCCAGCGGCGAGATAGTATCAGTTAAGAAACCCAGCTGAAAGCTCTCAATATTGGAGTAGGTAAGGTTGTTGCTATCAAAAACCTTTGAGGGTGACACACCAAAGAAGCGGCATATCTCAATAACATTGTACTGTCTTGTCTCAAGCATCTGTGCGTCCTTAGGATTGACAGTAATAGGCTTGAACTCCAGCCCGCCTTCCATCACTGCTATACCTCCCGGGTTGCCGGAGGAGACGTTGAAAGCCTCGGCCCAGGACTGCTTCATGGCGTATGCCTTCTCTTTTGTCAGCTTGCCTTCAGCCGCAATGATGCCGCTCATGTTGGCACCAGAGGTAAAGAATCCCTTGGCCGTGCGTTCCGATGAATAAGCCAGTGCCATAGTGTCGGCAGCGTGTTTGAGGGTGCTTACTCCGGTCAGGCCGTCATAAGAAAAGTTAAGAAGATGGATCATATCCTCACCCTGGACTATCCTGCCCTTATCGGTCCCGTTACCCACTTCATAATAAACGGTGCCATCTTTGCGTAAGAACATTTTAACCAGCTCAGTCACCGTATCAAGTTTAACCGGATCACCCCGCTGGTTGCGTGTTATCATTATATATCCATTGCCATCAAGGAGCATCTGCGACACAAGCATCTTCATCATGGTGTAGCGGCTCATGTACGGGGCCGGTTCGTTGTTGAGCATATACGCACTCTGATGAAACGGGTTGGTAACAAAGCCTTCGTCATTGTCATACTCCTGCACGAGCCACGACTGCGAAGCTATGGCATCACTAATAACTTCTACGCACCTGTACACCGCAGAAAGCTGCATGGATAACTGCGTAGAAATAGGATTAGAGGTAAACCCGTAAGGCAGCCCCACGGCGTTGGTCGGGTCGTAACTTACGTTATACCTCCGCTCCGGC